GTAGCATCCGAGAACATCCCTCGTCGCGTACCTACTCTCAATCACCGAACTCTCATCATATAGTAATTATACCACAGAATTAATATGATGTACAATGTTATTCTTAGTTTGGAAGATAAATGGCATCCATATGTGAAGTTTCGATATATCGATAATTGAATAGATTGAGCATAAACTCTTTATGATTATCTTCATCGAATCTTTCAGAAATAATTACTGGTTTATATCGATTAATTGTATATCGAGCTCCAACCAAAATATTTCCTTCATAACCCTCAGCATCAAGTTGAATAAGATCACAAGCATGAAAATGAAATGTATCAATTGTAAGAGTTGGAATTAAAAAATCATTTGGTGCTACGACCGAACCAGTTCCGACATTATCAACTGCACTTCTCTTAAAGCCGGTGATACCATTGATATCGCTAAGTGCAGCATTAATCTTAACTACATTATCGTTTTGTGTATTATTAACGAGACAATGAAAATTCAATGGATCTGGTTCAAAGGCATATACATGTTTAAACTTCTTAGCATAAAAACGCGCGTACATTCCACAAGCTGCGCCAGCCGTAATTACAACATTATTTTCTCTTAGATGTTCAAAATACTTAATATGAAAATCTTGAATCCAATCAGCCGCTGGTCCAGTGCCTGTCGTAGCAAAATCACCTTCACCAAAGCAATAAACATCACCGATTGGCCAATGCCAATCAGTCTCTCCCATTACATCTACTTTTCTAATTTCAATACTAGAACCATATGTCATTTCTAATCTCTTTCACTGTACTTTCTAAATCTTCTACTCTGGCTTTCCAATAAGCTTCTTGTGTAGAACCAGGCTTAGAGATTCTCATCATATAAAGAGCTTCATAATATTGCTCAATCTCAGTAATTGGTTGTACATTTTCATTCATTTAATGCACCGTTAAGAAATTCAATAACTTGCGATAAACCAATATCTATAAAATAAGAACGTTCATTATCTTCGAATTCACCATATCCAGATGGATATACTTCATAAACAAGTTCGCCACCAACATCAGGACATTCAACAGTAAAACGTCCATTCCTTAAACGCATATAACCGACAGTCTTACCATCTAGTAAGACATCATACTGCTCCGGATAAACACCACCTTCTCCTATAGCAGGATAAAGAGATAGTTGATCGAGTGAAAACATCTAGATAAATCCAATTCTAGGAAGTTCAATATTCTTTTTCTTATTGAAAAGTTCAGCAAGAGTACATGCAGAATTTGGGGGATCGATCCCGATATCCATCGCTGCGAGGGCTGCTTCATCAGAGGTAAGTTCACGACACTTCATAAAGTCAAAGCATCGACCAGGACGAACGAGCGCAGAATCGATTCGCTGAAAGTCAGTCATATTTGTAGTGAATACGATCTTCTTATTACTAAGAGGAATAAGACCATCAGACACATTTAGAAAACGCGCAATAAGCTTATTCGCGTCCGAGTCTCGTGAAGTAAGAAGAATATCAGCGTCCTCGATAATCATGATAGATGGATTATTCTCGGTAATGAATTCGATGAACGTAGTATCCGACTGCATAATGCGCTCGTCATAGGCGATATGCGCTCGATAACCTTCACTCTGATATCGAAAGAGAAAGTGTCGAAGAAGAGAAGTCTTACCAGTGCCTGCTGCACCAGCCATAAGAAGAATTGGAGACTTCGACGTAATAAAGTCGTTTAGATATGACTCAACACCATTCTTAAGCCAGGGATAAAACGAATCCTTGATATCTTTCTTATCACTAAGTTCTAGATTGATATCCTTGTAATCGGCTCCGTGCGTACCCACAAAATGCCATCGCACATGAGGTACGCATGAAGTGTTAAATTCAGTCTTTAGATCTTTACTAATAGAAAGTGCAAGCTTATGTGTAGCAATAATCTCGATCGTCCAAGTTCCAGCCTGCTGCTCATCGTACTCGATGGCAGAGTCCATTGGGCGCGGCGAAGTTACAATAAGAAGAGCATCATCGGATTTAATCCATGATGACATTGCAGCGCCTTCATAATCTGTTGGCCTAAATTCCGAATTAAGAAATTCATTTATACATACGGTATGAGTACGATTAAGTACATTACGGAATGAAGACTTGAATGAAAAAGTAAGAGTAGTTTCAACGACTCTTACTTCTGGCTTAAACAGAGCGATAAACTCATGCTTAAGAATACCAGAGGGCGAATTAAAAACACCACTGTAATTACCAACTGTGATATCCGTGGCCATATCATACATTTAATGTTCCCTTAATTCTTAATGCAAGTAACTTTGGCAACACGTTCCCAACGATCACCATTCGCCTTACGGAGATTAGCAAGCTTAATAACCATGCGAAGCGAAAGCTCACGCAGAGTATCAGAATTCTTTTCAACAAAACGCATCACATCACCAGCCTCGTGCCAGTTCAGATAAGAAAGAAGACCCTGCTTTACGACCTGACGAATACGAACAAGATAATCCTGCTTCGTCTTCATCGTCAGATCGACATAGTGCGAGCGCGACATCATCGCCTGGAGATGAGGAGCAAGCTTCGAACCACGCTCAATCGCCGCATCAAAGTCGATGTTGGTGATGAAAATAATCGAACCATTGAAGTCAAACGTACGGGGAATGATCTCGGCCGACTCTTCATCGATCAGATTTGCCTCGGAGAGCCAGGAAACACGACGACGCTCGGTCGTGTCAGCCACTGCCTTCAGCAGGTTCAGCGCAACGTCGTCGAGAAACACCGAGTCGGCGTCATCGAAAACAATAACCTGCCCAGCATTACGATACTGATACAGGAGCTTGTAGAGACCGGTCGCGCGAGCATAACCGCGAATGAAGACATGATTGTCTTCATTCGGATCCCAGTCGTGGAGAACCTTCTCAACCGTGAAGGACTTACCAAGACCAGCCGGGCCAGAGATAATGAGTGAGCGCGAGACACCATTGATCACTGAGTTGGTGATATCTTCGAGCACTTCGAAACGCTCGGCAATGCGCGCATCGATCTCGGCATCGGTCTCGGCATGAGCAACGAGACGCACGGCTGGGAACGATTGACCAAGATCCAGCTGCTTCTTAGCAGCGCGACGGACCATCATTGCAGTGCGATCATACTTTCCGCGAGGCATTCTGTATTCCTTCATTCATTCACAATCAATATAGTCATTATACCCTAGATATAGGGTAATGTACACTATAGAAGTGGTGTATTTTATTTCAAAGATCTAGATCATCTTGAAATAAAAGAATGGCACGAGTGGAAGGAGTCGAACCCTCGATCTTCGGTTTTGGAGACCGACGCTTTAACCAACTAAGCTACACTCGCAGAGGTGGTAGTTTTATTCTGTTTCCAAGTCAAAACTACCAAAAACTCAGACTAAGCCGCTAGGGCATAATCATGTGCAACATTATCGTTGACACTTACGTTTGCTTCTTCGATCGAGAAAATTCCCAATCCGATCGAGAAAATTCCCAATCCGATCGAGAAAATTCCCAATCCTAACGACTTAAGCTTTGCCGATTCTCCACCGTCCATTCAGCAACAGTCGATCCTAAATTTCGCCCCCAACATAGACATTCCGATGGCACATGATGATTCACACATTGTCGTTATCATCTTTCCACGAATCGAAATCGTATACTCACTTAAGAGTACTTTTTATGCCTATGTCTATGGTGGAGGCGGCGGGTACTGCCCCCGCGTCCTGTCTACCTATTATAACGGCTTCAACGAATATCAAATAGAGTCTTCTTCCTTCATATACTTCTTACCATGCTTTTCAGCTTGACGTTTATTCGTAAAGAAATGTACTTGTCTAATTTTATCATTACGGTATAGTTTTAGTAGGTAGCCATCCTTGGTCGTATGTGTTCCGTCAATTAGGTAATCAAGCACATGTGTTTCAACAAGGTAGGTCCTAATGTCTGGTTCTTTTAACCAATCTGGAACAGCACTAAGCATTTACTAAATCCTATCCATACTCTATTATTTATAGTTGATTACTTTTTTCCCTTAAGCGGTGCATTGATCAGCTTACCACTTAAAGCATATTCTAGAAATTTTAGCATTACGTTGCCAAGTTCCTTTGCTTGGTCTTCATTAAAAGCAAATGTTGCTTCATTTTTATTCTTGGTAATGAAACCACCAAGAGGACCGGTATAGAAATAATGATTTTTCTTATCATCTGTTACTCGAACAGCCCAATATTCGGTAGACATTAATTCTTCTCACACCATGCATAGGTTTGTTCTAGAACAAGCTGATTGACAAGATTGGCTTCGGCATTTCGAGAATTCTGCTTATCATTAATCTCAGCAGCAATACGTCGACATTCCATTTTACTAGTCAAAACTTGACCTTGTGTTTCCCAACCATATGGATACACATTAAAAGTTAATACTACCAATAACCACTTCATGATGAATTCTTCTTTCCTGCATTACGAATGACATCTGGGTCATCACCAAGATACTGAACAGGTCCTTTAGAATACGCTGGAGCAATTCGCTTGGATTTAGCAATAATAGCATTAACCGTCTCTGGCTTTTCATTACCAAGACGTATCTTTTCCCAAATCGATTTAACTCCGGCAGTGTACATAATAGACTCGTTTTGCTTAGGCATGGGTTTAGCATCCCATGTATTTAGCAACTTTGGCCGACCCATTCTTGATTTAATTTGTGCAGGAAGAAGACCACGTTTTGCCAACCATTTATTATGCTCAGCTTTTACTTTTTCATATCTCTTATTCATTTTTTAATTATATACTAATCTAGATAGATTGTACATACTTAATCATGCTCGTACTCTTCAACATCAATGCCATAGCGTGTTACAATAATTTGAGAATGATCACCAAAAATCATCAAAAGAACATCACTTGAATTAGCATGATATAATGGCTTCATACTTAAATATCTTGTTCCCAAAAACGCGCATACAGCTTACCGCCAAGTGAATCTATCTCAGATTGTGGATATCCAGCATCAAGAAGCCATTGCTTCATATCAGAAGGCTTGTTACCATTTTCATCGACATATGGCATAGGAAATCCATACCTCCATCCAGAGGGTGGATCGATCATGGTAACACGACGCCTCTTCTTATTATAGTCAGACATCATGTTATTCACAAATTTTACCACATCATTCTTAGTCATCTTAGTCATATTACTTTCTAGAGTTGGAGAATCGGGTGGGATTTGAACCCACGATGGATTTCTCCGGCTGATTAAAAGTCAGCTGCCATAGACCACTCGGCCACCGATTCAATATTTGTTCAATTCAATATCTGTTTAATTCCTAACTTCTATAATAATTATATCATGTTTGACTTATGATGTACACTACTCTTTTATATCAGATTTCTGCAGAGTAATGATAATATCCTGTATTTGCTTAATATAATCATTACCACGAATAGAATATCTTACCATATGATTCATGAGAAGTATAGGATCTTTTGTTTTTTCTCTTGCCGCTCTAAAACCAGCATATGCTGGATGAGTATTCAAATTAATGAAGTATGCAGTTACTGATTCACGATGAGAGGAAAATGGTTGTGGCTGATCTGGACCTGGAGTCCATGGTACTGTAGTAGAATGTGTGCCACGAGATTGAATCTGTCCAAAGAGTCCCTTACCTATACGTGCAGCATAAGATGTCCCCCAACCAGATTCAAGAAGAGACTGAGCAAGTGCCATTTCAACAGGAATAATATCTATTCGACGAAGAAGTTCTATATCACTCTTTACGCCATAATGAATTTTCATGTCGCTGAGCCAAAGAAGATCTTCTAGGTCATTATTATTAGTCAACTGTTTTATTAATTGTATATCAAGAATACGCGAACGCTGCGAGCGAATAATATTATTCTCTTCGCGTATCATATTACCAACACAGGCTAGAAATGTTTCCTTTGTAGGTACACAATCAGTACGAGATATTTCATTATTAGTCGTGCGTACAATATTGACACGAGCTCTTTGCTCTTCTATTTCCATGGCTTCCGCCCGAGCCAAAATAGAGCGATGATGGATAGGTCCATCAATTCCAATTGTGCAGGTCGTAAAAAAAATACTCAATGTGCATATATATGCACAAGTGAAAAACCTACTCGACTGCAGAGAAATGAATCTCTGCATTATGTTAAAAGACACTTTATATACTAATTACCGAATTACAATCGGCGTATACTCATGGGTCATGACTTTTCTCCTTCGTATATAGATTAGCTGATAGCTATTCAGCTTCCGTTGGATTATATTGGTCAAAATCCAGTTGATATTTATCAACGCTCAGGATATACTTCTCAATATCTGGACGCAGTGTCTGCCCAGGATTGAGAATTTCACGAACTCGTGCGAGCTTCTGCGCGCATGCTTCTAATGTATTTATACAAATACTATCTAGGTAGCCGTCTTTTAGGTCAGTAACTACTGCATCAATATTCGAGTCGATACTTGAATCAATGGCATATTTAGATCCAGATTCAGTAATTCTGGTCTCAAATTGAGGGAATAATAGGTCAATGACTTTCTGTAACTTTATGTCAGACTCAGTCGATTCACGCCTCTTAAACATATTGAACATAATATAAACTCCAATTAATCACTAATATTTGATGAATAGCTTCGTCCTATATTGTACTTACTTACTAATGTCCAATCTTGCTTTTCTTTATGAGAAAGAATCTTGATACGATTCATAGGTGTTCTTGGATCTTTAACCTTCTCTACTTCAACAATTTTTACAAGATTCCATTCTTCAAGAAGATTGGCAATAGTATTTCTTCTACCTTCATCTTCCTCACTAAAATCAGTATCCTTACCATCTAGAGCAAATAGCTCCTTGAAATGAATGATGGCGTATTTACCTTGCTTATGAAGAATATGACAAGATTGAAAAAGCTTCTTCTCTTTCTTGGATGATACTCCAATACGAGTAAGTGTTTCTTTTACTTTAAGAAAGTCTTCCTTAGTATTAAGATTGATCTCGATGCCGTGGCCCGAGAATATATTGTTTTCTTCCATGACAGGTCAGCCTTTTTATTATTATAGGTCAACTGCCGGAGAACCATTTGCAAATCACATGCGCATACTTCCAGGCACTCTACATATTGTATTTATTGTCATTATACTTTCTACTTATTCTATTCCGATTGTCATAGTCTTTTTGATATTATCTAATTCATTAGGAGTAAGAGTATTAAGTGTCTCCATTGCTCGACGATAGCTATAACCATAATACTGCATGACTGCAGTAAGAGTATCTAGTTTTTCTTTCTTAAACCATTTTGAAAAGCGCTTCTTAGGTCGAAGCGAATTGAAATAATAATCGTATTGAAGTAAAGCAGGAATATGGTGATTTGTATTCATCTCCTGCGCATACATAAGAGTATCTGGATAATATGATAGAGCTCTATTGATAATGAATGCGCTATATTCTTGCTCATTCTCTCCATCAATAATTCTTTTCTTATTATGAGATACTGATGCAACTATATCAAATGGATTCACTGGAACTCCGTATTGATCATGATCTCGGTAATACATGCCATCATAGTAATTTCTGGATCAGCAGCAAACGCTGATTGATATGAATATTTAGCAATAGTTAGTACCAAAATAGGAACAGTTTGTGGCTTAAGAAACTGAGAGGATTGGTCATACAATTTACGATAAATGACGTTCTGATCTTGGTCAATATTTTCAGCAACCCATTTTCTAATTTCGGTATACTTCTTAGTTTTCATCATATCTACAAGATCAGCAATTGAAACTTCTTGCATATCAGTAAGAATGCCAGAGTCAATCTTGCCAGTCGATGCATAACGCTGTAGTTCATTCAGTACTCGGCGCCAATCTGGAAAATGCTTTTGTACTACAGAAGCTACAACTGACTTATCGGAATCGATGTGTTCCTTTTCAAGAATATCAATGGCGCGTCTCATAAACTGAGCTGCCATCTTAGGACGATCGTTCTTACCGATCGTAAAATCAATCACTGCGCATCGAGAATGAAGTGGCGCGATAATTCTATTCTTGAAATTGCATGTAAGAATAAATCCACAATTGCTTGAGAATTCTTCCATGAAATTACGAAGAGCTGGCTGTGTAGAATTAGCATTTAGGTAATCTGCTTCGTCAAGAATAACATACTTACGACCACCGAGAAAAGATACCGATGATGCAAAGTTCATGATTTCATTGCGAAGAGTATCGATATTGCCATTCATCGAACCGTTAATAACAATGAAATCACATTCTAATTCATTGAGCATTGCCTTTGCAATTGTGGTCTTACCGACACCAGGCGGACCAGATAGAATTAGATTAGGTATTAACTTATTATCGACAAATTCTTGAAACGTAGATTTAAGAGCTGCAGGTAATACTACATCATCTACGATTCGTGGCCTATATTTCTCGACCCATAGCGAATCTTCCACAATATAACTCCATAATTTAAAGATCTAAGCCAAGAGCAGTTTTAACATTATTACGGACGGTAAGTCTACCCTCATGCTCTCCCATATTATATACCATTTGTAACAAAGAGTACACTTTTTCTATTATATCAGCATCATCACATTCAAAACATGTTTCAAAAAATGGCTTACCTCTGAAATATCCCTTGAAAACCTGAATCGTATTATTTTCAATACTAAAACGATCCTGAAATTGTGTAAAATGAGACATCATATTCTCTAAGCCTCGAAATTTGAATTACTTTCAACGGCGATAAAATATGTAAGATCCGTGTTACTAAACTGTGAAATACCTTTCGCTGAAATGACGACATTATAATCACCGGGCATAATTTTAATATTCTCAGCCTTAAAGATAAATCTGAAATTCTTATTAGTATCTCCTACCTCAACTGCAAAATTGTCAGAGGTAGAATTCTTTGAGTCTGATGCACCGATTGTAATCTTGTTTCCAGAGCTCTGAACCATGATTTCCGGAAGACGTAAAATTGATACAACCTTATTTACATCGGACATTACATCATTCGTAAGCTGAAACTGTACGTCCTCAGAAGGCATAACAATTCGCTTATCAGGTGGGGAAATAATTGTCTTAGGATTAGCGAAGACATAATTCATCTTCTTCCTATCTTCAGCAATTGTGGCAAAGCCAACATCGATTGCCAATTCAGGTTCCTTGAAAAGAGACAAGGCCGAGAGGAATCGAGAGATATCATAAATGGCAAACTCAGATTCGAATTCCTCCTCGATCATGGCCTTTGCCATGATCGACTTAGATGAAGAAATAGTAGAAAGTGACTTGCCAGGCTTAATATGTACTGACGGATTAATCGATGAAAAGTTCTTCAAAATCTGTACTGTACGCTGGCTAAGCTTCAACTTTTGCATAATATAATTCCTGTTCTATTTCTTGTTCTTACCAAGCATTTCAAGTGCTGCTGTTGCTGGAGCTCCAATTGAAGCCAGGTCAGCAAGAGAACCACCGAAAATGTATGTACCAACATGCGACATCTGCATCCACGGGCAGAACCATGTCTTCATATTCAATTGCTGAATCTTCTGACAGAACCAATAATCTTCAGACAAATAACGCTCTGATACTGGATCAATTTCTGCCTGAAAGAATTGCATAATCTTTCGCGAACCATCAAAGTGTTCTGTTCGAACATGATCAGGCTTATATGCATACTGGGGAAATGCTTCAGCAAACTTCTTTAAAGTATTTTTACGAATCATCATGAATCCAGTACCAATTTCAAGAACTTCAACTGGTTCGCTGAGAGCAATACTTCCCTGACCATTCTTTGGATTAAAGACATAATCACCAACAAACTTTTCAAGAACACCTGGATCCTTATCAGCAACACCCTTATCAACTGCGTGCTTAATCTTTTCCCATGAAATACACTTCTTAGGATATGGACCGCCGATTACATCATATTCAGAATCGTTATCGGCGAGAGCAAGAAGTGCAATAACATCCTGTGGATTAAAGCCAATGTCAGAATCGATAAACATGAGATGAGTAGCCTCAGACCGCATAAACTCATCACAGCAATAATTACGCGCCCGAGTAACAAGTGACTCGTTAAACAAGAAATACATCTGTAGAGATACACCATACTGAGTACAGAGCGCAGCCAGGTCAGCAATAGACTTTGCAAATAGACCAGCACATGCACCACCATACATTGGTGTAGCAACCATTAACTTACGCTCTCTTAGCTTTTCAACTGAAATTTCAATGTTCATTCTTTATTTCCTTTTCGATAGTGATCATTGTATAGAGCAAAAATAATATAATGAAGAGCTTTTAGTAAATCTTTCTTATTGTTCCCATTCTTTTGGCCATATCTCCAGAGATATTTCATGGCTGTATTTCGAAATGTGGGAGTTGCATTGCCCATCGCAATCCATGCGTCAATGCACTGAATATCTTGATTTATGGATTTATAGTGCTCGCCGTAGGTCGAGTCGATATATGATTTTAGGTCGAAGAGGATCTTGTCCTCAGCGTATTTATATTTTATATTCACTTTTTTGCTCTTCATTCTATAATCCTGTCTTATTTATACGGCAGATATAAAGTCTGTAATAGTATTTCGTTGATAATCCAATACTTCATAACTTTGTCTATGATTAGATTGAAGAAGTAAATAGGCGTCAATGGTTGGTCTCTTGCCACCAATAGCCGCCATTACTTCAGATGCCATGTCAGTAGCAGTACCAACTGGAACATTCTGACAAACATGATTTAAATTACTTCTAGGATTAAGAAGCTGAAAATCTTCTGGTAATCCCATGATAGACATACATTCACGAACTGTCAGATATCTATCTTCATTATAATGAGTAAGTGCAGTAGGAAGATGTCCAACAAATGCACCGATATGATGCTTTGGAATTGTTGTACAACGACGCATAATAGAGCCGCCGATATCTAGCTTCTTAGCCATTCGGTCACATCGTACTGCTACTTTATCTTCACCGCGTTCACGCATATCTTCGGCTACATTATAATAAGTATAACCGCAGCGTTCAAGCCAATCCATTGGATTGGTTGTCTTATCAATTATACCATAAAATTCTGAATGTGTAACACCTTTTTCAACTACTTCTAGAACATATTTGTACATAGCATCCCATTTACTGGGAGTCTTTTCATTAGTTAATTCTTGCTGCGTTGCAGTTTTAGATACTGAATCTAGAAGTGTTTCAATAGGTGTAACTGTTTTATTAAAATAGTTAAGAATCGGAATTTTATTTCCTCTCCAAAAGAAATAGAAAGCACGCTCTCTTACCTGTGGAAGACCATGAAGAAGAGACCTAGTTCTGTAAATAGACATCGTATAGCCATTCATTCTGGCTATAGCAGCAAGTCGTTGTACTACAGGTCGCCCAATTTTACCTGCAAACTGTGGGCTATTTTCTCCCCAAAATGCATCTGGCTTTAGAGTTTCTAAAACAAATTCAGCAGTTCTATACATCCAATCATTTGCTGCAGCATCTGGAGACGCATTATGCGAAAGTGTCGATAATCCGGCGCATGGACATGTAGTTCCAATGATATTTACACTCTTTAGTGTTGGCACGCCACGATCTAGAACATGATATGGAATATCTTTATAATAATTTACAATATGTGAATCATTTGATTCAAATGGCGAATATGACATTAGATATTCAGGTCTAGAGCCAAGAGCACTCTCTTGTCCTAAAACCTGACCACCAATGAGAGGCACAATGAATGCGTGTTTCATCGTGCTGCCTCCAATACTCGTGTTAATTCAAGCCGCTGTACACTCTTATCAAGAGGATGATTATCATATAGACACTCATACTGTGTCTTAGCTAAAGCAGCCAGTCCAGCATCAGTCATACCTTCAATATAACTAACGTTTAAACCAGTAAAAGCATCTCCATATACTTTTCCTTCTACTTCTTCACAGAAAAGAATAGACCCAACATCAACTACTTGCTGAACACGAGATCTCCACCAGCCAGAACCGGCATGATAGTAAACTGGCATAAGGCAACCCCAGTTCTTTTGATAAACCTTGCACATTTCAGGTTCAATAACACGTTCACTTTTATTCTTGCCGCGTCTAGAACCATAAATATTCACTGGCCATTTTGCATTCTTCTTTTCAAGCCACTTACGAGTTTTATCGTGCATAAGAGACGAAAATACCCATGATCTATTCTTTACAATTGCTTCTGTTGTATCGAAAAACATATCTAGAGCAGATGCATCTTCACCGAAATTATTATCAGGACGTCTATTCATATTATAAGGATTTGGATTATACTGAAACATACGATCAGTACTCCATCCAGTGTTCATCTTGTTTAAATCACCACCAGCAAAAGCACAAATCATGAGTCGATTATTCTTAGCCATGACAATATCACAAGCAGTAATATAATCCTGCTCGTGTTTCATAACTTCTTCTTTTGAAGAATTACCTAAATACAAATCAAAGATATAATCGCGATAAGGATCTCTAATTTTTGTAGTGAGCTCATCGCGATATCTGCGAATACTATCAAGTACTTGGTTAATTTGCCAGTCATCAAATGCTAGAATACAATTAGGTCGAGCTGAAATAGCATACAGTCCGTCATACAGATGTTGACAAAATGAAGTAGCAGAATGCAAATATACAATTACTTCATCGTAATTGCTTAAGTCTTCGCCGATAGTTACTGCACGTTGTTCTACTTCCCAACCCATATCCTCTAGGCATCGGATAAGCGAATACTGTGAATTAAGAATTTTAAGCTCTTTACGAAGAAAGAAATCGCGATTACATTGCTCACGATTAAGTCCAGTTACTAATATCTTCATAATTTATTTCACCAAATGAAAATGACGTTCATATACATGAAGTGATCCGACGCTCCAGTAAATATCACCAGTTTGAATATCAAGCTTCTTTGCTAGTAGTTTTAGAACATGCTCCTGCCATGCAAAATCATTGCGATATCCCGCCCAAACATCATTTGATCGCATTTGAACATGCGCTTCCAATTTACCACGACGATTCATATATTGTACAGCATTCGTACACATGAAGTCAGACATACCATTTTTATTATAGTCTTCCCACATAGTAGGTCGAGTATAAATCATAATAGCACGCCGCGAATCTGGATTAGATCGAAGTTCATTCTCTACACGATGAAACTGATTTCCATTATCATATGAGAAGATGCACCAACCATAGTTAGAATTAATCATACCATCTGGAGTAGCAACCTGCTTCCAAATAGCAGGTGGTCCACCAGGAATATCGTTGACATTAAGAGAACAAGAAGTATACCATTCAATTTCACGTTTAATGTAGTCGTCATTTGGCGAACCAAAAATATATGGCTCATCTGCAATAAACGACGCTGATCTAAGCTCTAGCATTTTGCAGCCAGTTTTATCGGTGACAAAAAATTCACCACGAAGCGCTGCTCTGAAATATTCTCTAATATCACTGACTAGATAATGCGCAAACATTAATAGAAATCTTTCTTATAAATCTTCTTATTAAGCCAATCGCGATCTGGTTTCTGACCATCAATTTTGCCACGTGAATATGCAACAAAGAACGCACAGTAGTTAATTAGATCCTTCGCTGAATCTTCAATCGATTCGAAGTTTGGCTGATATGCAGGATCGCTTGTCATGGCTTCCATGACAGAACGAAGACGAAGAGTCTTTGCATGAATTGCATCTAGAATACTAAGACAGCCATTTGGATAGTAATCAGCCTGACGAATACTTGAATTAGGATTCTGGTAATCGTTTGATTTCTTAACCATGATTGCGCGGCATTCATTTAGTACGCACATTGCTTCAGTTGCCGGCAGTGTATTAACTTTTATTGATACATTATCATCTTTTTCTGGAGACTCACTGCTATAAGATGTTGTATATGTATGTTTAGTATTAGCCATATTATTTACT